TTTAATGGGTCTTGACTTTGTTAAAGAAGGAGAATGGGAACGTAAGAATGGTCAAGATGTTAAAAAGGTGCAAGACGCCATGGTATACGCTAATGGCCAATACATCAAAGGTGGTAAGGGTGATGCTGTTGCCTTCTTAGATGAATTAGCTTTTGGTCAAGCATATAAAAATGCTATGGGTGGTAATGGGTCAAATACAACATTAACAGTAAACGTTTCTGGGGCAATTGAACATGACTCAGAAGACGGTAAACGAATAATAACAGCAAAAGAACTTTATGAATCAGACCCACAAATGTTTGGTAAATTCATAGAAACCACAATGGCTAAACATGAATATGGTAGTGCAAACTATGTGGTTAATTTTGGTGTATCACCAATACAAAGTGTTGGATAAAAAAAATTAAAACAATATTTATAAGATATGGGTCTTAAAAGTATATCTGGCGAATTTAGAACTACGATTTTAAATTTAAATTTACAGTCTCCACCAGACGTGGTTACTGGTTTGGTTAATTTGACAAACTCTGTCACCGTAAGTGCTTATTTGGATTCAATAGGGCAAGATGCGTTAATAAACTATTACAATGTCAAAAATCCTGGGGACATCAATACAGATGGTATACCAGCGAGAACGTTAAATTTAAACAAGACATTAAACACACCAAATGACATTGTTACTGGTGTTAACGATTTATCAGCTTCAGCTGCCTACGCTAGTTCTTTCTTGGATGGTAGAGGTGAAGTGACAAATATTAACGACTTTTCAAACGTAAACCCTGGTGATGTTTTAACAGAAGCCATCGACCCAAGAACATTAGATTTAAATAAAAACTTAAACACCCCAGCGGATATAACAGCTGGTGTTCAAGATTTGACACCAAACGGAGCTTTTTCTGTTCAATATTTATCTGGTAGGGGGTCATTCACAATTATAAATGACTTCAATGTTAAAAATCCAGGTGACGTCCTAACAGATGCAATTGACCCTAGAAATTTAGACTTAGCTAAAAACTTAAATACCCCAGCTGATATAACCTCAGGTGTTCAAGATTTGACGCCTAATCAAACTTTTGCAGCTCAGTATCTATCTGGACGTGGATCGTTTTCAGTTATAAACGATTTTAACGTAATAAACCCTGGTGACGTATTAACAGATGCCGTTGCACCAAGAAATTTAGATTTTAGTAGGAACTTAAATACCCCAGCGGATATAGAAGATGGGTTAAATGATTTAAGTCCAAATGCAGCAATTGCCGCACAATACTTAGCTGGCAGAGGCTCATTTTCGGTAATAAATGATTATGTGGTTGCCAACCCAGGTACAGTATTAAGTGATGCAATACAACCAAGAATATTTAACTTTTCACAAACACTGGTAACACCGACAGATATTACTTCTGGCGTACAAAATTTAACACCAAACTCAATAATAGCTTCACAATATTTATCGGGTAAAGGTTCTTTTACACAAATAGGCACGTCACCAAACTTAAACCCTGGCGATGTATTATCTGATGCGTTAACACCAAGACAATTAAACTTTAACAGAACATTAAATACTCCAGCAGACATAGACGCTGGTTTAAACAACCTAAGTGGCGGATATGCCGCACAATATTTATCTGGACGTGGATCATTTTCGGTTATAAATGACTATACAAATGTAAATCCAGGTAATGTTCAATCTGATGCCGTTGCACCAAGACAATTAAACTTTAACAGAACATTAAATACCCCAGTTGATATCACAGCTGGTTTAAATAATCTTAGTGGTTCATTTGCAGCGCAATATTTATCTGGTAGAGGCACGGATACGACAATTAATGATTTCCCTAACTTAAACCCAGGTACCGTTTTATTACAGGCTTTAACACCAAGACAGTTAAACCTTAATATGAACTTAAATACCCCAGTTGATATTACGGCTGGTTTAACAAATTTAAGTGGATCTATCGCTGCACAATACTTAGCTGGTAGAGGTACCGATACAGTTATTAACAATTTTAACGTACTAAACCCTGGTGACGTACTATCTGATGCGTTAACGCCAAGAGCGTTGAACTTATCAATGACATTAAATACACCAGGAGACATTACAACTGGTTTGGGTGATTTAACAGCAAACGCTGCTTTAACAGCTCAATATCTTTCTGGTAGAGGTACAATGACAACAATAAACACCATGCAAAATTCAAATCCTGGTGATGTTGTTACTATTGCAAACCCATTACGAATTAGTTTATTTAATAAAAATTTAATTAAAGATCCTAATGATGTAACCGACCAATTTACATTGGCAAATCCAGGAATCATACCGATTGGTGGTGATACAGTTATAAATGATTTCACAGTATTAAACCAAGCACAATTAAGTCCATTTGAATTAGCTTGGATTAATTCAAACGCACTAAATAGATATCAAGCTGAGGCAACAGAGTTAATTGATAACACTAGAGAGTTATCATTAAATAATTCACCGAACACGCCTCAGAATCCATACTTAACTGCCGATAAGTTAAATAACTCAGACCCAACTAATCTGCAATTTTCTGACTTTATTAATTTACCAACAGCCTCAACACCATTAAGTGCTTTATTAGGTACTGATTTGGATTTGGCTAATTTATTAACCGAGCCAGGCGTTAAAAATGACACTGTATTAGCACAAATTGGTGCGTTACAATTAAAGTTTCATTTAGAAGCTAATGTTGCTGCTAAAGTTGCAGCTGAAGCTTTGGGTTATACAGCTCTAGACGATATTGTTACAAACCCGTTAAAAATTATTGAAGCCATAAAAAACCCAGGTAAAGCTATTTTTGATATAAATGGTAATAACGATATAACAACGTTACCAGGTGGTTTAGGTAAGGTGGCTAGTTTCTTATCCGATGTAGCGGGTGTAAACGGTTTAACAACATATGCACAATCATATTTAGGAGATGATGGTGTGGTTTTAAGACCGACTTGTTTTGAGGATTATGAGTCAGATAGGAAATTAGACGAGAGAGATTTAGAAAGAATCGATAGAACTGGTAGGGGGCAAAGATTCTCTTTGTTTACTAATTTAGGTATTAATAAATATACACCAGAATTCGTTAATAAATTAGATGGTACTAATTTAAAAATGATTGGTAGTTTAGCCAAATCACAAGGATCAACCGATGTGTTTAAAACATATATAAGTGGCGGCCTTAACCCATTATTTTATTTACTACAAGATAGAAACGGTTTACAGGTTAAAGGTAATAGTGAGTTAACGAAAGCAATAACATTTGACCCCACCAACCCAGGTGCTCCTTTTTCTGAACCTGGTGTTGAAACCGTATCTAAATACGGGTCAGTTAAAACTTCTTTTGTTTGGAGAGGCCCAACCAAAGAAACGTTTTTAGATCCAATAAATAAAGAAACGACTACCGATATTTGGGATGGTAGGTTAACAGATAAAACTAGATCAAACGATACTAGTGCGTTTAAATTTAGAGATTGCTCAATTTTAGCAACAACACAAAAATTACTAGAAAGTGGTTTAGAAAATGTTGCAATTAGATCAATTGACCAAACAAAAACTAAATTTAGCGATGGATATAGTTTTGCACCAAAAAGTAGTGGTGTGATAACCCCATTTAGGAAAGAAATTTTTGGTGATGACGGTAAAATAATCGGGTTTAAATATTTAGTCCCAGGGCTAGATAAATCAGGTAACCGTGACGATACTAGAATGTATAATGAGGTCGAGCTTTGTAGAGCTTGGACCAAGTCAAAACCATTTACAAAGATCACAGATCTTATTAGATGGAAAGAATTAAATAGAAAAGAAAGAAACTCCGTATTAGATAGATACGGTAATTTAAATATACACCCATCAGCACTTAACGTTAACGAAGGTTACGGTAGATTAGGTGATGGTGTTGGTGACGCTGTTGTTGAAGCCTTTGGTGAAAGAAGAGCTAGAAAATACATGTTCTCAATCGAAAATTTAGCTTGGAGAGAATCAACACTATTTACAGACTTACCAGCATGTGAAAAAGGTGCTAACGGTGGAAGAATTATGTGGTTCCCACCATATAACATCAGATTTACTGACGACACAACAACAAACTGGACAACCCACCAATTCTTAGGTAGACCAGAACCGATTTATACGTATAACAACACTGAAAGATCTGGTACTTTATCATGGGATATAGTAGTTGACCACCCAACAGTACTTAATTTATTAGTACAAAAAGAATTTGCCGCATTAACAGATGGTGAGGTTGATGAATTATTAGCTGCTTTCTGGGCTGGTTGTTTGGAATATGACACCTTTGAATTAGCGAGAATATGGGGTGTATTTAGTGATTCAGATATAGAGTATTTTAAAAAGGTTATTAGTGATTTAGATGTTAGATTACCTAATGATACATTAAGAAAAAAGATATTTGATGGTGATGCTGCTAAGGATTCAACAGTAAAAATCGACTCAACAACTGAGACACAACCATTTATACCTAATTTTAGATTATTTTTCGAAAATGACATACCATTACCATCAACATCGTATACCAAAACGGGTACAAGTTTTGTTGTTGAACCATATGACGTTTATTTTGAAACATATAGAAAACTATCCGAAGGTATTGAATTAAGTCAAAACTCAGAATACAAAGAAGAGGCGATTAGACTTAATTATACTAGTAACTCAAAAAGCTGGATTAGATACGACAGAACCATAGGTAAAAAAATGTCAGAACCTTCTGATTATTTCTTTAATAAAAAGACTGGGCAAACAAAAATATATGGTTACGAAAAACAATATTTAGATACATTAAAATCTGACTACTCAGCTGAGAATTATGGTAAAGTTAAAAAGTATGATTTAACCATAAACATGGTGGCACACGCATCACCATCGGCACCTGGGTATAGTTTAGATGCGATTAACAAATATAATGATAAGTTAGCAGCGAGACGATTTGTTTCTGTTGTTAAATGGTTAGTTAGAGATGTATTTACCAGTGAATCTTTAGGTGTTGTATGTTATAATGAAGCTGGTGTTGAGATAAATAAAACAAACATAAACGATTTGTTTGTTAAAAATTTAGAGGACACAAAAGATATCGTTTTATTTAGAGGTATTAAAGGTGAATCACTAAAACAAAAAATCACATTAAACGTACAAGCGGCAAATGGTTTAACAACTGATGATGTTTTTTCAAAAACACCAGGGACTGAGTATAAAGATTTATTTGGTGGGCCTAAAACAACTAAAGTTGATGGGGTTGAATATGATTATTATGAAATACCGTATAATAATGATGGTACAACTGAAATGTATTATATGGTTAAGACGCATAATGAGCGTGACAAAGTTTTAGGTAAATTTAAACCTAATGGTACTTTAATCGATAACGATTATATAGGTACTTGTGTGTCAATAAGAACTTCAAATGGCTCAGCCACTCAAATAAATAGAAAAAAAGCAGATGTTGTTTGTGGTAACTTATCCTCAATCGCATCATACGCTAGACGAGTTGAGATCAACACTGGTGTAATCCCTAAAGAAATACCGATTATTAAGACATTTCCACCAGAAGAAAAACCACCATTATATGATGATAATCCATTATCATCTACAAATGTAACAAAAAGAGAAATTGCACAAAGAATATTAAATAAACTATTAACCGAATGTGATTATTTTGAGTTTTTATCTGAGGAAGCACCAATAGTGTACAATAGTTTAAAACAAAAATTAAAATACTTTACACCTGCGTTCCACTCAATGACACCAGAAGGTTTAAACGCTAGATTAACCTTCCTACAACAGTGCATGAGACCAGGTGATACTATTCTTAAAAACAATGGTGAGGCTAATTGTGACGCTAAAAACACGGCATTTGGTAGACCACCAGTCTGTGTTCTAAGAATCGGTGATTTTTACCACACCAAGATAATTATAAACAATTTAAACATATCTTACGATCCATTAGTATGGGACTTAAACCCAGAAGGTATTGGTGTACAACCAATGTTAGCTAAAGTACAGTTAAGTTTTAAATATATTGGCGGTCAAGGTTTAAGAAGATATGTTGATGAATTGCAAAATGCATTATCGTTTAACTATTATGCGAATGCTGATGTTTATGATGAAAGAACTTTTGCGAACACAGATAGAAGAGAAAGAGATTTGATAAATCTTGAACAAGATTTCTTTGCACAAAATTCATTGGATTTAATTCCGATTGTTAATAGGGCGGAATTAATCACGCCATTAGAACCAACGTTAGATTTACCAGCTGGAACAGTTGGTGTTATGAGTAAAAGATTGGTCCCTAAGTTGGCTGGTGGTACATATTACAATTCATTAGTTGCGGCAACAGTTTATGAAAATAGATTTTACCCAGCTGAAGCCTGTGTTATATATCAAGGCCAATATTATGTTAGAAAAGATACCAACTCTGGTCAAATATTCTTACCAACTGACACTAATAATTGGACAGCTGTTGACCATTCAAATTTTGGTGAATTTGCATTTAGACAAGAATATGGTAGAACCTATATCCAAAGATATGAGATAAACTATAAAAATATTTTTGGTGAGATGTATAAAACTTTTGGTGAGTATGTACATGCTTTAGTTTACGGTGAAGAAAAGGTACAATCAACGGTATACGATGATTACCAAGTACTTAAATCGATATTAAAAAGTAAAAACTACAACAAACCAATCGCAACAACTGGCGATACTATCCAATCAATGATAGACGCAATAACAGGTAATACAATACCAGTTGGCGCTGTTAGCGGTATGACATATTTTGAGATTTTTAATAAAGTCGCTGTTGATAAGAAATATATTGAAGTTAATGATGTGTTTAAAAAACACCCATTATTCTTGGATAGAAATAACAACAAACCAGAACAATTTGAGGCGTTGAAGTTGAATTTACATCCACAGGAGTATATGTTTAAGGTTGGTAATGGTTTGGGTATTCCATATGCTTTTAACGCTTTAACTGGTGCCACTAATAACGGTAGAAGTGATAAGTTTTTCCCTGGTTCATTCACCGATGGGTTCACTAGTTATTTTGAAGGTGTTTCAGAGACTGGAGGTATCTTCTTTAAAGATTCAGCAACATCATTAAGAACATATAATGAAATAATGGAGAACTTCTCAAAAGAGTTCAAAACTAAACTACGATTAAATTTATTACCTATTTGGGATAATAAATACGATAAAGATTTAAAGGTATTTAAAAATTATTATTCTAAGTTGGATAATGGACATAGAATAATTATTAGATCATATCTAACATCCTTATTTGATTCATATTATAATGAACTTAAGAGTGCAGATGAGGAAATGAGTAATGTTATAAATGATAAAATAGCTAAACTTAGTGTGATATTGGCTGGTTTATCTTTACCATTATATGGGTATGACGCTAGAAAAGTTGATGAGAGTAGAGTTCAATTATATGAGGTAATACCTAACGCTAAGAAATTAGGTGTTAAAGGTACCGATCTATTTGGTTACGAACCATATACGCATTATAAGAAATTAGGTTATGCGGGTGGAGACGTATTGGCGTTTTCTGATATTAAAACAATATATGATGATGTTGAAAACGGTTGGGATGGTCAAACATCACCATCTTTCTCAGACTATGTTGGTATGGGTAATGGTTTATATTTCTTTAAACAACTCACAAATATGAGTTATACTGGAACAACAACGGGTGAAACAACATCAGTTATGAAAGAGTATGAAAGAAATATGACCGCAATCGCAACTAAAGCGTTTAATTTCCCAGCACTTGAAAATATGCCTAATTTATATAATTTTGAAAACTTATTACCTAAGGCCAAAGCTTTTTCAAATTTAAGTGCTGTAATTAATTTTGGTACTGGTGATTATTATTTCAATACAGCTTATTCGTTTAATCCGTTAGAATTTGGTAATACCGCAACCGAAAGAACGCTTGAAACTACAGCGGATAATTTAGTTACTAGGACATCTAGTGGTGACATAGTGTCAACATTAAATAATAGTTATATTGACAATGACTATGGTATGAAATATACCTGGGAGAAAATTAATTATGAGATATTAGATTTTAGTAATAAGACGTTAGATTTAATGTTATCAGATTCATTAGAAATAAAAACCAATGACGTTGATTTATTATATACACCTAATCTTGAGTTTGACGTACAATTAGATTCTTTAACTGGTGTAACCATAGGGGTAACAACTGGAACAACTACTGGAACAACTACTGGTACGACTACTGGTACTAGCGAATCATTCGTTGTTACAAAACAGAGCTTATTTTATTATGGTGATAATAAAAAACCAAACGATAATATAAACCCAATAAACTATTATTTATTTAATGACCAAAACCCTAATATTACTGGTACAGATTTACAACAAACATTAACTAAGTTAAATGAGGTATTACCTTATGAATTTACAATTAATAATGATTATGTAAATGCGTTACCTAATGGAATTAAAAACCAATTAAAACCAGTTAGTGGGACAACATTTAACGAAAAAATTAAATTAACGGCTATACAAGAAATGGTCTTTATGGATTTCTTTGTTAGGTTAGACCAAGATAAAGAAACACACATAAATTTACTTAAACAGTATTGTTATGAAGCGTTCTCAGTACCTGCAAATATAAAGGATAAACCTAAACAAGTGGAGGATTACCTAAATAAAAGAAAGAAAGACGTTGACTTGGTTTTAGGGCAGATATTTATGTTATTTAGTGCATTTATAAGTGAATTAAATTCACCGATAACTTCTTTAAATAAAGATATATCTGAAACAAAAACAAATACAGTTAAAAATATTAATAAAAATCTATTCAGTTCAACTAGCGAGTTCTTACCATCATCGGATGAAATCATGAATAAAATGATTAAAGGTAGTGATGAACAGTACACGTTAATAATGAGGGAGACTAGTAAACTAGATTCAACTATAGTTAGAAACTTAAAACTATTTACAAAATACAAAAAAGACCCTATTATTAATCTAAAATCTGTGGAAGAACCAAAAGTTGTTGTTAAAAACGAAACAACCCAGTTAGCTGAAGAATACCCAGAACTATACCAATAAAAATATGGCTTTAAATTATTTTAATAGATATAAAACATTAGACACAGAAACAAGACACGTTTCGCCACCCTTTATTAAATTAAATAATAAAGCGAGTGATATTTTTGTTGTTTACGAAGTTGGTAAAAGTAGGTTGGATAAATTAAGCCAACAACACTACTCAGTACCATACTATGGTTGGTTAATAATGATGGCTAACCCAGAATTAGGGGCTGTCGAGTGGGAAATACCTGACGGTACGCCATTAAGAATCCCATACCCTTTACAGGAAACTTTAAAAGAGTATGAGTCTAAGTTAAAAAACAGATTAAACTATTATGGCGGTTAATTATGATGAGAAAATTCTATCTAGAATAGGTTCAAGAACCGATAATAAACTTAATGAGGAAATAAAAAACGGAATATTTGTTGTTGATCCAAATAAGATTGTTACCGAAGACTATAGCGGCCAATATATTAAAGATAGGTATGTAAAACAAGAGGATATGGTTATGTATGCAAACATAACCGCAAGAATGGCACCCGACAACCATATATTAGAAAATGGTAACGGTGATTCCGATATTGTTGTTTCTCTAGGTCAGATAGGTGTAAACTTTTTAAACCCATATTCACAAGCCCCTAGAGATGAAAAAAGTGGAAAGATCATATTTGGCGATAAAAAGTTTAAAGATAAGTTCACAACTGAGTGGTCCGATTATTTCACATCTAATGCTGAACAAGGTACTTTTTTTGACCCTGAAACTTTTGGTATATCCAACATAGATGTAACACACAACGCATCGCTAACACCAATTATTAAGGCTGAATTTATCGATGTACAAGGTAGAACACTACTTGAGCGTGGTAATGATCCAGAAAACCCATACAATATATTTTACAGGTTCCCATACCCATTATTCACCCTAACAATAAAGGGTTATTTTGGTAAAGCAATAGAATACCCGTTGGTGATGACAAAAACATCAACAACTTTTGACGCTAATACGGGTAACTATGTTATTAGAGCTGAATTTCTATCAAAAACATTTTCACTTTATAATAACTTTTTAATGTTTTATTCATATGTAGCCCCATACATGTACAAAGATCCAGATAAAGAAAACACTTTTTTGGGTAGGAAATTATTAAGGGCTTTATATGATAAGCAAAATAAGGAGTATGAAAAAATTTATGGGGCCGACAGTCCTGAGTACAAAAAAAGACAAATAGACGGTGCGCCAACACTAATTGATTTAGCGAGGGGTCAGGAAGAGTTAAATATTAGTGAATTACAATTTGGCGAATCTTTAAACCAGCTAAATGAAAAAAGACAAAAAGCCATTTCAATAATATCTGATTTAGAATCCTCACTTAAGCAAAATCAAATAACAGAACTTAAAAATTGGAAAAAATTTTTAAGGTATGATGATAGTGATAGAAATCTTAAAAAATATTTTTTAAGTGAAGATTATACTAGTAGGTTAATTAAAAATGATTGGTTAGATTTAAAAGAAAGAACTTTTCAAAGTTCTGGGGCACCATTTACACCATATAACATATATGGCGGTGAATATAAGAAAAATTTCGACAAGATATCTGAATTAAGTGAAGATGGCGGTCAAGATATTATAACGGTTATACTTAATAAAATTAAGTTGGCTGTTTTAGATAGGCGTTTACCTGAGGGTTACTTAACAGCCTTAAGTCTTAGAAATATTACAAAACCATCTGAATTTTTAGTTGAGGAAATAATTTTATTTAATTACACATCATCTAGAAACCCAGATGACGTAAATCTCATATATTATACTGATAAATACTTACAAGAACTAAACAAGATAGTAACTTCTGAGCTATCAACCCTGTACTCTAACAACGAAAGCGATCTAATTGACGGTCTATCTTTTAATTTAAAAGAAAAGTTAGGTTTTGTACCAAACATGACAAATGTTGTAAGAATATTGATGAATAATATGCAAGTATTCTTATCATTACTAAACCTAGTGGCGTTAAATTCTTATAGACAAATAGAACGTGATGAAAAAAGAAGGGTAAACCAACAAACTTTTGGTGAATATGGTGTTACCGATTATAGTGACGATAAGATTTTTTACCCATTTCCAAATTACTACGAAAAGGTTGTTGACCCTTTAACAGGTAATAGTACTTGGAAAAAGACATATCCTGGTGATGATAAAAATATTGGTTGGTTTGAGGTTCAGTTTGTTGAGGAAATGTTTCGTGCAATGGAACATATGAAATCGCAACAAGGCGAAGGGAAGAAGCATATGGATAAAACCCCTGTTGACGGGGCCGAATTTATTGAAAAGGTTTTAACACAATCATCAACAACGGAATTAAATAAGATGGCATTATCGTCATCCCTTTTGGTGATGAACAATTTGGATTACTATAATGATGCACAAACACAATCAGAAACAATCTCTGAGTTCATTGAAAAGATATTATTATATGCATCTAATAGTTTTGTACATAAATCAGGTGATGTTAGTAAGATAAACGCAATAGTTAAAAAATTAGTGGACAACGAGTTTTCTTTATTAAATAAAAAACAATATAATAAAGATGCTGGTGATGTTAAAAAATTCTATGACGGTATAAAATTTAGGGTTGAGGAACTTGGTATTAAAAAGGGCTATGATGTATTTTTGGAGACCTTTGTTGGTGGAACCGAAACATCAGATGCGATTATTTCCACAAACCAATCTACCATCACAAAAATTAAAGACATTATAAACACACAAAATTATGACCCAGCAACTTTAGCTGGTTACTATAGTGACTTACTAAATAATATCGGTGCAAATGGTATTAGTGTTGATAGGTACTCTAGATTATATAGATATGATGCGTTAGAATATTCAGGGAGGAAATCGAACACAACAACCACGCCAGTCAGAGCTTTATTTTTTAACGGTTTACAAAAACATGAACAATATACACCCAATGACCAACTAAAAGATATATCAGTAACAATTGAAGGTTATTTAAAATCAAACCCAGAACCAAGTACAGGTCCTGGTTACATGATTTATGAGGGTATTGGTGATTACATTAAAAAAGATTTTCCTAAATTTAATATAAATGAGGTGGTAACATCGAATCAAAAAACGATTAATGGGTTAACACCCACGTTAAAAACTGATAAAATTTTTAACAGTAAAACGTTTTTTGATTCTGAAAAACGTCAAGAGGAAGTTTTAGTTTTAGACAACACAAAAAAAATTAACGATAACACTACATATAGTAAAGTGAGAATATAAATGGCAAATGCTTTAAAAAATTTTTTACAAGAAAGTTACTTAGCGAATAACGAAAGTATCGAGGATATAATTAATTATATTAATAATAATCCAGGTGAAAAACTAAATTTTTTTACCGAAAAATACCTTGACTCGTTTAACGAAGAAAAACTTTTTGGTAAAAGGATATTATCTTTTAAACAACAAACAGAACTAAACCACGCCATATTTGCTCAGGCGATGGTTGATGACGTCAAAGGTAATTTTCACGGTAAAACAGCTCAGCTATTATTAAGATCTTTAAGTACACCAATAAATAATGGTACAATAAACCCATATCAGCTAAGTAAAATATTTAAATCTCAACAAGGTCTTGTTGAGGTACCGATACATTTAGTACTTTATATTGGGGGGTTATATGATTTCTATTACCACTCTGAAAATTATAAACCAGATGAAAAAATAAATCTATCAAAGATAAACGGGATTACTGGGGCAAACGGTAAAGATATCTTAGAAAATGACATATTAGGTGGAGCCAATCCAGCTAGATTTATTTTTGATTCAAATGGATTAAAGGCGATTACCGCTCCATTTGTACAACCTATTACCCCTAAATTCGTTGACAACCATATGTTATCATATAGTGAATCATATGAGTCAACCAACGTAGCTAAAAACTATAGGGAGTATTATTTTGATTACACACTTGATAAGAATATACCATTAAGTAATAACATATCATCACAAATACCAGTATATGGTTACGGTAATTTTAATAATTACCTAAATACCATGTATTATTTCTTTTTTGGTAAAGGTATTGACGGTAAAACAAATAACGATGGACCTAGTGTTAATGATAATGGTATACCCTACCATATAATTGGTAATTTTAATGGTAAATTAAAAACAATTAAAACATACGATGACGCTAATATTAATTGTTTAGCGTCATATAATTCTTATGGACAAAAACTTAAATTCGATTTAACCAATATCGTATCCGAATTTAATTCGATACTAAATGGGTTAGAACTAAACGATGAATTTTTATACGGTAAAAGTTTAAATCAGAAAAAAATAGATTTCTTTTTATTATTGGCTAAATTAAAAACCAACTTACTAGGCGGATATTCATTAACATCTGATATAGGTAATATAATTAGGAGTCTTTGTGTTACCACAAATTTATCTGCTAAACAAAACGGTAAAACCATACCAGATTTTATTGCGATATTACTTTATTCTTTATTTCATCCAGAAGGTAAGGATCCGATAAATGAAACATTAGTTAGACCGAATAAAAAAACTAAAATATTAGAAAAATATCATGTTGATCTTGATGGTTACAACGGTTACATCGATTCGGATGGTAATTACCTAAGACCAGAATTTTTAATTAAAAATATCGAAACACTAGAGGGTAATTCGTTATACGATTACATCACATGGTATTTAAATAACGAGTGGTCAAAGGAACAGAATCAAAATGAGGCGGATAAATTAAGAAAGTTAGATGAAAAAGGTACTTTTGTTGTCTACCCATCAGCTGGCGGTGATATCGATATAGCAGCGTTTTTTGGTATCCCATTTAAAAACATTAGTAAAACTAATGTTGTATCCAAAATAATAACTGGTGGTGATAAAATTACCAGTGACTTTGTTAAAAATGTAAAAGTTGGGGATTTAGAAGAGCTTAAAAATTACGAAAACACAAAAATTGGTTCTAACCCAGAAAACCTAAATTATCATTTAGTTTTTGATTATATAAATAACAGCGAATTAACTAATCTCTTAGAGACAAACAACACATTATTGGTGAGTAAACCAAATGATCAGATTACGAATTTTATCGATAGTGATTTTGAGTTTACGGAACAAAAATACAAAGAAGGGTTAAATTATTTTGATAAATATGATGATATTAAAATAGTAAGTAAAGATTATGATGACCTAGGGTTTTCAGGGTTTTATAATTTACAAAAAAATTTAACTAGAATGGTTTGGTTTGAAAACCCAGCCAATAATGAAACCGAAATTCTAGGATATGATTATAACAATAAATCATATACTTTAACCATAAATATAACAGAACTAAACCACTACGGTTTAAAAGGTTTGTTAGGTTTAAACAAAATATATAATAGGGATCATGCTCGTGAAGTAACTTATAACGATTTTAAACCAGGTATAAATTTATACACATTATATGATGAAACTATTGATCGTGGATATATTTATGACGCACAGTCTGACCAAAGAGGTGATTTCGATACTTTAACAGCAAAATCATTAATAGATATATTTGATGTTGATAAGTTAGAAGATTTTAGGGAATTATTTAATCATTTTGCCAATCCTAAGTCAATTGATTATATGTCTGACGCTTTTGGTACTTTTAATTTTAAATCATTATTAAAACACACAAATATATTTGGTTATAAACATTTACCAAATGACGTTTCTTTTGGCGGTAGAACATACACAAAAGATGAATTATATCTATTACTTACTGGCTATTCTGGTATGTTTATGGATTTTGCATCAAAAACAGGTATATCTAAGCTAATAAACGCAACATTAACATTAGGTCAAAGAACTAAATCTGAGTTTGTTATACATGAGTTTATGTCATCTAAAATAACAGTAAATAATTACTCAATTGCAGGTCCTTTAAAAGTTAATAACACAGCTTTTAACCCCAAGGGTTTAAAATATAGTACCGCTTTATTTGAACCGATATTTGCGTTTGGTAATCAAACTAGAGACTATAACACACTTTCGCAAGCTCTAGGTGATAAACTATTGTTTAGAACATTATTATTCGGTAGCCAACCAATAAGGTCATACACTAATGGCGGTAATCAAGATGAGTTAATAAAAAAATATATACAATTTAAAGGCCTAACAAAAGGTTTAAGTTTATCATTGAGTGAGGAATTTGTTATTTCTGAATTAACAAAGACATTTTTTAGAAACCTTAATATTGAACTAAATGAAGGTAACCTACAATTATTGGTTACGTATGTTAGGAACTATATAAAATATACCTTAAATAAAAACTCTGTATTTAATAAAGCCAAATACGATAACATTATATTGTATGGGGATTATTATATTACTTATGAGAATGAAGAAGACCAAACTTTTAGACCTGGTCAAAGGACACAAAAAGCCGCAAACAATAATTCAGAGGGCGATAAGGATTTAATAATCGGTTATAACGGTAAACCAATTATTGTTGGCGAGATTGTTAACGGTGAATACAAGCCAAATCAAAGTTACGTAAATTCATTAAATATTCTTATCGATAAATTTGAGGACCTAAATGCTATTAATAATTTTAATAGTTTCATTAAAACAACAAATGAAAATTTAACAACAAAGTTACTTGAAACAGTTAATAGTTCATTTAGAAACTTAAGTGAAAAATTATCTAGCCCAGAAGCCTCTTTAAATTTTGACCCAAACGCCCAAGATACGAGTAAGAGGGTTGAGAATACTAATCAAAATATTAATGAGGCTGCTTATAGAGACATTAAAGCGGGTGTTTATTATAGGGTTAAAACTTTATATGATAAAAACGTTGCATTTAATAACGTTGACATAAAAGAGGAAACATTAATAAAACAATTTAGCCCCCAACTAGCCAAAGTTAACGTTAACGACATATTAAATAGCCCATTATTCTTTAATTTTAATACACAACAAAATGATATATGTGACGATGATGGTATTTTGGTGGCTAACGCTAAATTAAAAGATTTATTTAGTTATGTTAGTGTTTTAGATAGAGGTAATAATGACTACGGTACTAAAGTTTTAGTTGACATCGTGTCACTAAAAAATAGTATAAATGACGAATTAATTAACATTGAAAACATAGATAATGTTACTGGTAGATCAATGTGGTCAGTTTTATCAAAATTAGCTTCTGACCATGAATTTTTATTACTACCACTATCTTCATACATAAATTTAAATGGTGCTGTCGCTGAAAAAGAAGGTAGAGAGGGTGCTTATGAGTTAGCACATGATATGTTTGGGGTTTTCAAAGACTTAGACATGTGGGAATCAAACCCAGCATTCATATTTCAGCTAGGTTCATTGACGTCAAATATTAAAGATTCTGGCCGAGAAAAAAATTCGGCTAACTTGGGTTACGATTTAAGTAACACATTCTGTTTGGATTTGGATAGTAACACACTAAACCAATCTGATAAGATGGCAGAAATTAATGACGAAAATGTCCCAGACGACATTAAGAATTCAAATATATCCGCTTTTATTGTCGATTTTGGTAATCAAAATCAAAACATGTTCCAGAACATACAAATATCGACCGAAGAATTTACAAACACTGAAGAAAGTATTAAGGCGGCAGTTGCTTTAGCGTCTGATTCAATACCGACACTATCTAGTGGTAAGTTATTTAGTGCGATGGAAACTAGGTCGTATTCTTGTACGGTAACTAGTTTAGGTAACGCAACGATACAACCTTTATCTTATTTCTATCTTAGAAACGTCCCACTATTCTATGGATCTTATTGGATTACAAATGTAAGTCATAGAATAACGCCAAATACGATGACGACAACATTTAAAGGTGTTAGACAACCCATTACCAAAAAACCAACCGCTAATGCAACCGTAATTACGTACCTAATTAAAAAAGCTAATGAGAGGTTTAATGAATTCGGTGGTTTAAGTAGAGATAACGAAACACCCATAGCTACTAGCGGTAAAATATACATGGATCGTGGCTTTACAACAGCGAGTGATGGGGTTAATAACTCAAAATTAGATACTAGAGGTTACGGCCTTGCTTATCAAGAAGGTACAACTGAAACTGGTAAGTATGTGACATATAATGGTGTTTGGATTGTTGGGTCGTATCTTAAACTAATGACTGGTGGCGATGAAACAGATAAACTATTAATAAAAACATTAATATCTTATTTACTTAATAATGCGATTGAGATATCTAAACTTGATAGTGGGGCGGCAACGTACCAGTTTACTGGGGTTGCACCATATATGATAGATGTGATTGCCCACGATATGGCCTATAAACTAGGTAGGGGTGATTTATCCTTATCATCACTTATTAGCGAATATAATACATCATCTGGTGACGTATATGAAACAATGTTAACAGAAATATCAACATTTGGTGAAGATTCGCAAAAATTATATGACTATTTAAAGGCTAATGATGAGGATTTCTATTACCCTTATAAATCACTAATAACGAGCTCCACAGACAAAGTCGTTGAAAACGGTAAAGACATACCTAAAATAACTTTCCCTTCTGAAATTAATGATAAAAAAAGGTTTGACATTAATACTAGGGTAAATGCTTGGGTAAGCGACCAAACACCTAGTTGGGATCGAACCATGCATGGTTTTAGTACATATGGGTTAACCAATATGATATTTAAAACTGGTAAAGTTAGTGACGGTAGTGATAATATTAATTTATTTATCACATTAAATGCGGTACCACAGAAAATGGAGATAACATTTTTTGATGCGGCACCGACCAAAAAAAGCGTGGTGTTTATAAACGGTGGTATGAGTTGGGATGAAAATTCATATAAATTTGATTTATTAAATTATTTAAACACTGATAATACAAATAAATTAGTTTGGAATAACTATAAATCAAACCCAGGTACATTATCTTTAGCTTTGGTTGTACCTAAGAGCTTGTTCACAAACCTATCACCAGGTAAAAATTACAAAGCGATTGTAAAAGTAACTTATAGCGGTACAAACCCAACTTACATAAATACGGGTAATGGTAGTAAGGATTATTTTGATATAAAGGACCCAAAAAATAATATGACGCTACCAGCAAGCCCAGTTGATTTTAGAGCCAATGAACCAACTGGATCCAATAGCGTTGTTGTTTTAGGTGCAAAACAAAATGGTGATTTTGACTGGGATTCAGCGGTTAATTCAGAATATGTTCTTGTATGTGATGACCCCAAAAACACGCAAAAATATTCTGTGAATGTTATGGGTGCATGGGGTAAAACAAAAAAGTATACATTCTTAAAAAGTGCTAGTTCGGATGACACTAATAAAGGTAATACGATTAACAGAAGCGAATTCGCTTTCTTAAACATAGAAGCTTTAGGTTTATATGATGAGGAAGAGAAGAAAAAGGACTGGACAATTAGAGATGTTACATCGGAACAAACCGATAATAAATATGTTGCCCCAGCAACTACTTATGGTAGTTCTTTCGGTACAGTTCAAGGTAAACCACTGGACAGCATAACCTACACCAGCGGTTTTGGTATGAGAACCATTAAGGGTAGAACAAGAATGCACGAGGGTGTGGATTTGAGAGCAGTTATTGGTACACCAGTCTATAGTTCATATGAAGGTAATGTTGTTGCCGCTGGATATTATGGCGGGTGGGGTAACATGATAATGATCAGACACGATGCTTTAAATATATCAACACTATACGGACATTTAAGTACTATCCAGGTGAACGCTAGTGGTAAAGTACTCACAAATAAAACACCCGTTAGGGCTGGAGAACAAATTGGTTTGAGTGGTGATACTGATGCCCCAGGCCAACCACACTTACACTATGAAGTTAGGCAAGGTTTAGCGGATGATTATAATAGTTTTGTTGGTTTACAACCACTGGACCCTAAACTTTGGATAGACCAAGCTAGTGGTAGTGGTGATAAAGCAGCGTTAGTGGGTACTGATAGTGATTTTTGGAAATTAGTAACAATATGTGCTTGTGAAAATTATATAGACCAACCACAAGGTATGGCTGATGTTGCCCAATCAATTTATAATAGGTTAAACTTACAAGGTGGGTACGGGAAAACGATAAGTGAGATTATTATGAAGGAAGGCCAGTATGCACCAACATTTAAAACTAAATCACTTTGGAACGCTATCAAAGATAAACAAACCGCAATAACAGCGTATATGGCAACTAAAAGTGTTGATAATGAAACGGCTGTACTTAGAATTAATACCGCACTAAATGCCATAACAAATAAAACGCTAATGGCTAATGCAGCAACATTTGTTGGTTCTAGAACAGAATTTTTAGCCGCACCACCAACGTCAGTTGGTGTTGGTGTTGTTGAAAGGGAACCAAAGGGTAAAAACAATGCTTTTTTCTGGGCATACAGCGGACAAACAAAATATTATGACACTGGTAATCTAGCAGCAACAAAAATACCTGATAAGATAAGTAACCACGCATAACTTTTCTATTTTATCAGATATTTATTAATAAATAAACAAGTATGAATACTTTTAGCAATAAATTAGATCAATTTTTAGGTAAAAAAATTGAACAAGCTCAAATAGGTGAAGAAGTTTGTGACCTTAACACTGGAATTTGTTATATTAAAACAAAAGATGGTTTAATAGAAAAAACTCTAATTGAGAAAAAATTAGTAATGGAAGATGGTAGAGAGTTGTTGAGAGAAGAGACACCAATAAGCCACAGTAATAAAACATTTTTAAGATGAGTAAGAAATTAGACACATTGTTATCTGAAGAAATCAAAAGATTTAACAGCATAATGAAATACCAAGAAAAGGTAAATGAGGGTATGCATTATAAGTTTTATGAAGCTGAGGAAGAACCAATCGCTGACGAACCAGCAATTGAGGAACCAGTTGAGGACCCTAATATGGATGCACCAGTTGACGCTAACGTTGATACAACGGCACCTGAAGAAACTGTTCCTGAAGATTTACCTGGTGATGAAACAGCTATTGATGGTTTGGATACACAAGCTGAAGATGGAGACATTGAGGTTGATGTTACTGACTTGGTCAATTCAACAAAGGAAATGGCCGCTAAATCGGAAGATATTATACAAAAAATAGCCAACTCAAACCAAAAAATTGAAGATATAATTAATAAAGTTGGTCGTGTTGAACAAAATTTAGAAAAAATGGAAGCCTTAGTTCAAAAAATGGATGCCATGGCAAAACAAGTTGAATTAATGAGACCACCAACAGAAGAAGAAAGAAGAAAAGCTTTGGCTAAAGATTCTTACCCATTCAATGTAACACAGGATGAATATTTGTCTGGATCTAGCGTTAAAACACAAACTGACCTAGAAACTAGACCAGATAAATTATCTATGATGGATAGCTTAATGGCAAATTATAACGAAATGGATATTAGAAATAGCTTTTAATTAAAAAAATTATGAACTCAAGACAACAAATTTTAATAACACAGAAATTAACAGTCGGTGACCCAGCAATAGGTTTTGTTGAGACACCAGAATATACAATTGAATATTATGGTTTTATCGGTTTAGGTAACACAAACGATACGGTCATTGTAACATTAAATGGTGTTGAAGACGTACCATTATCAATGATGGGTATGATTGAATGCCCTATTGAATCGCTAGAAGTTACATCGATAAACAAGAGTGAAAGTGAGCCTGCACCCACATATGTTGGGCTTTTAGTGTTCGGAATTAAGAAATTCAAAACCCTGTTTTAAAAAAATATTTTAGGTCGGGGTATTGACTTTTCCGATTTTGTTCCTATCTTTGTATCAACTAAAAAATAATTTATTATGATTGATTACAAAAAAGTTGATTGGAGCAAGGCCGCAAATGACACACTGGCCGATTACGAGAAAGCAAAGTCAAAATCAACACAGACTACCCAATCTAGTTCTGTTGACTTAACAAAGTATTTTACAATTGCACTTGATGAGGGTGCAGCAAGTGGTGAGAAATCCGTTAGGATTCTACCAAATCAGGATGATCCAACCAAATGGTACAAAGTTGGTTTCTTCCACAATCTTAAAATTGGTAAGAGATATACCAAACTCTACGATCCAGCTCAAGACAACGAGCCGTCACCACTTAACGACATGTACAAGTTCTTAATGAACACGGGTGACAAAGAGGATAAGAGATTAGCCGTAAATTATAAATCTAGACAATTCTTTATTGTTCGTGTTATCGAACGTGGTAAAGAACACGAAGGTGTTAAATTCTGGAGATTCCCAGCTGTACAAGATGGTTCTGGAATCATGGACAAAATTGCACCGCTAGTTAAAAAATATGGTGCGTTCTGGAATCCTTACGAAGGATTTGACCTCACAATTTCAATGATTCGTGATAAATCAAAAGACTCTAAAGTTGGTTACACAAAAGTCGCATCTATCATCCCTGATAGAGAATCAAAATTGAGCGATGATGAAAACCAAATGGTTGAATGGTTGAGCGAACCAATGGCCTGGACTGATGTATTCAAGAAAAAACCATTGGAGTATTTGAGAATTGTATCTGAAGGTAATGAACCAATGTGGGATGCTGAACAAAAATGTTTTATCGCTAAGATCGAAGATGGTGTTGCAACCTATACGGGTACACCAACACCTAAGAGCTCTTATGATGCACCTACATCAGCCGCTATGTCTGAAGACGATGCGGAAGATATGTCATCTATGACAGCACAATCTTCTGAAGAAAAAGAAGAAGAAACAGTAACTGAAGCACCAGGTGGTAAATTAAAAATTGACGATTTGCCGTTCTAAATTAAACTAATATGCTTGGACATTAACTAGGATATTTCGTCCTAGTGTGTCCAAGCTTTTTTTTTACACAACAAATTAATATAAAAATATATGGCTATTAAGAAAAAAGAGTTCTCTTTTGAGGATTTAAAGAAAAAAATGAGTACCACAACTAAGTACAAAGCAGACATGTTTTTGAATTGTGGTGAAGCTTTCTTAGAAGCTTCGGGTGTACCTGGACCTTGTATGGGTCACATTAACATGCTTTTGGGTCACACAAACACTGGTAAGACTAGTGCTTTGATCGCAGCATCTGTTGATGCTCAGAGAAAAGGAATCCTACCTGTTTATTTGGTTACTGAAAAGAAATGGAGTTTTGAACATTGTCAATTGATGGGGTTAGAATGCGAAAAAAACCAAGAAACTGGTGAATGGGATGGTTTTTTCCTATACCGTGATGACTTTAACTACATTGAACAAGTAACTGATTACATTAATGAAGTTTTAGATATGCAAAATAAAGGTGATTTACCTTATGATGTTTGTTTCTTCTGGGATTCAGTTGGATCAGTACCATGTAAAATGACCTGGGAAGGTAAAGGCGGTAAACAACACACTGCTGGTGTTTTAGCTGAAAAGATTAACATGGGTATTAACCAAAGAATTAACAACAGTCGCAAAGAAACATCACCGTATTTAAATGGTTTGGTTGTTTGTAACTTACCATGGGTTAGATTACCAGATTCACCAATGGGTCAACCTAAGATGAAACCAAAAGGTGGTGAGGCAATTTATCAAGCCGCAACATTAGTGTTCAGATTTGGTAATGAGGCTGATGGTGGTATCAATAAGATTGATGCGACTTCTAAAGGTAGAAAAATTAATTTTGCTACTAGAACAAAAGTAACAGTAGATAAAAACCACATCAATGGTTTGGGTTACGCTGATTCAAAACTAATTGTTACACCACACGGATTTATCACGGATGATAAACGTGACAATAAAGCCGCTTTGGATGCTTATAAAAAACAAACGTTTGAATATTGGGCAACTAAATTGGAAGACGCTAACTTTGAGTTGGAGGAATATGAAGTAAATCAGAAAGTCTCTTACTCAGATGAAGATTAACAAACCAGTTAGGCATAAGCCAAGGACTATACAAAATACTCTACTAATAGATGGGGAGTATTTATTAAAACAGGGATTTCATGGTACCAAACAGCTTCAAGGAAAAGAAGGTAGCGTTGGTACCATTTTCCACTTCATCAACACGATTAAAAGATTCTATCAGGATTATGCGATAACCAAAGTTGTTGTTTTTTGGGAAGGCGAAAATTCAAAACAATTCAGACAAGGTTATTACCCTTATTATAAAGCAAATAGAAATAATAAGTTTACGGCTGAAGAGGTCTTTGATTTAGACCGACAAAGAATCAGAATAAAACAGTATCTTGAAGAACTTTTTATAAGACAAGTTGAAATACCAGGATGTGAGGCCGATGACGGGATTGCTTATTATGTTGTTAATTCACCAAATGAAAATAAGATAATCTACACCAATGACCGAGATCTTTTGCAGTTATTAGATGAAGACACTAAAGTTTGTCTAACAATTAATAAGGCTAAAGTAATGGTTTCATTAAATAATTTTGAAACATATTTTGATTATCACTATAAAAATGTTGGTATCATAAAAATGATTGCTGGCGATAGTAGTGATAACATATCAGGTTTACAAAATATTGGTGAACAAAAAGTGCTTAAATACTTTCCAGAAATTAAGAAACAACCAGTAGATCATGAATGGGTGTTAAACAGAACAAAAGAACTTTTAATTGAAAAACCAGATGATAAGGTGCTAAACACAATCATTAACGGTGAAACAAAATGGGGTACATACGGTAATGATTATTTTTCTGTTATGAATAAAATCATAAACCTTAAACAACCATATATAACCGAACAATTAGAAGAAACTGTATATGACATGGTTAATGAAACATTATCACCCGAAGGTCGTGGAGGTATTTCAAAAGTAATGGAGATGATGAAAGAAGATGAGCTATTAAATTTTTTACCAAAAAATGATGACGGGTTCTTTGTTTTTTGGTCATCGTTTATTACTATTATAAAAAAAGAAACAAATGCATACACAAAAACAAAATAACATGGAAGAAAAAAGAGAACAGAGAAAATTTGAGTTCACGCTCTACTTGAATGATAACATCATCGTTCAAAGATTTTTTAACATCATTGGGTTCAACTATAAAGCGGTTAACTCATTAAACTTTAAATACGCAGTAGATGATAATATGCGTTTGATTCAAAGTGTCCTAAAAGATAGAACCCTCGATTTTATTACAGACCACAAGAGAAATTTCTTGGAGACATCGGATTACGAACAAAATGATTCACAAGATGTGATGAAAATTGTTATTAAGCACGATGGTAAAGTTATTGCTTATAGAGAGTGGGATGCGACAATCTACCCAGTTAAGGTTAGATACACCGTTGATATCCGCCAACACATCTATGATTTGATTACTAGAGTTCAAAAATGTTTGTGTACACCAACTAAAGAGTTGGAAACTAAATATTTAGATTATAGTTTGGTTGTTCAATAATAAATTTTTAAAATAAATGGGTAATATAAATAGTTTTGAAGACTTAGGTAAAGATTTTCAGTTACAATTATTAAATGAGATAATTACAGATAACAAATTCGCTCAATCAATTATAGACATTATTGAGCCTAAATTTTTTGGGTCCGAGGCCTTTGTTAAGATAATGAAAGTAATAAAGCATTATTACAAAGACCATGAGGTTGTGATTAATAATTTTCCGTCTTTAATAACTGAGATTAATAATGATATTGGCGCTCAAGAGGTAGCGTTAAGAGCCCAATTACACGACACGATCAAATTAATCGAGGATTGTAAGATTGGTAATCTAAATATACAAAGAAATGCACAAAAGTTTTGTAAATTACAGTCAATCCGTGGTGCTGTAAATGAGATCAAAACAAAATTAGATAGGGGTATTATCGCTGACTACGATGAAATCGAAAAAAAGATAAAAGATGCCATCACATTTAAAGAGGAACAAGACCCAATCACACTATTTGATAACATGGACAATGTTTTGTCCGAAGATTATCGAGACCCAATCCCAACAGATATTAAGGGTATCGATAAAGTCACTAAAGGTGGTTTAGCCAGAGGTGAGGTCGGTCTTGTCATCGCACCCCTAGGTGTGGGTAAAACAACATTCTTAACCAAAGTGGCTAGTGCTGCGTTTCTTAAAGGTAAGACAGTTTTACAAATTTTCTTCGAAGATAAAGAAGAGGCGATACAGAGAAAACACTTCTCCGCATTAACAAGTATACCGTTAAGTGAATTAGCTGAAAATAGAGATGTAGTACTTAGAAGGGTCCAAGGAATAAAGGATGAACATAAGAACGACTTATTCCTACAGAAATTACCAGCAGATGGTGTCACAATTCACAAGATAAAAAACATTATCAAGAAAATAAACTCAAAGGGTCAAAAAGTTGATGTGTTGGTGCTAGACTATATAGACTGTATTTCGATGGAAAAAGAATATGGTAATAGTGAAGAGTGGTCGAATGAAGGTAAAATCATGAGAGCGTTTGAAACGCTTGTTGATGAGATGAATGTGGTTGGTTGGACAGCAACTCAGGGTAATAGAAGTTCAACGAGTGTTGAGGTGGTTAAAACCGAAAATATGGGTGGTAACCTAAAGAAAGCACAAATTGCTCACTTTATTATGAGTATTGGTAAAACATTGGAACAAAAGGATCAAAAAGTTGCCACAATATCTATCCTTAAAAACCGTATGGGTGATGATGGTGTGATATTTAAAGATTGTGTTTTCGATAATTCCAGAATACATATTGACACTGATGATGTCTTAACCGAGAAGGGTTTTGAATCACAAAAACAAATCAGTAAAATGGAGTTAAGAAAAAAACACATGGAAGAATTATATGGTAAACCAGAATCTGAAACAGAAAATGAAAATAATATTGTTGGAATTAGTGATGGATTGTAATAATTATACTACCTTTGGACATATTTATTTAAACAATAAAAATTTAAGACTATGCAAGAATTAATATTACAAGAAAATCCGAACAGATTCGTTATTTTCCCAATTGAGCACAATGACATATGGGAGTTCTATAAACAACACCAGGCAGCGTTTTGGACCGCTGAAGAAGTTGATTTATCGGGTGACATCAGAGATTGGCAAAACTTAACCGATAATGAAAGATATTTTATCAAAAACATTTTATCTTTCTTTGCATCATCTGATGGTATTGTAAATGAAAATCTTGCTGAAAATTTCGTTAAAGAGGTTCAGTATCCAGAAGCTAAGT